ATTAGTTCATTATCCTGTTATAAATATGCCAGCAGCTACGGCATCGGGAGGTGGAGGTTCTTTCTGGATGGATATGCTAGGTTCTGTAGCGCCTATGATTCTTGGTGCAGTTGCTGGACCTGTTGGTGCTGCTATAGGAAGCGTAGCAGGAAGAATAACAAGTTCATTAGGAAACTCTTCTTCTAGCGGAGGAAGTGGAGGAGGAACTTATCAACTGGGGATTGGTGGATATCATGATAACAGTGGTAAATTATATAAATACTCTTATCATTCTGGTGGAAAAGTTCCCGGCAGAAAAGAAGTAATGGCACTCTTAAGAGGCGGGGAAACTGTCCGTACCGAAGGACAGGAAGCTGCTTTACAGGAAGATTTACAAAGAAAACAGGAACCTGTTGTTCCAATAGGTCAACAAAATAATAAACAAGCTGAAAAGAATAATACAATATCAAATAATTTTACAAAACAAGATGAACAGTACATCATCAGCTTAATAGCTGATGCATATCGAAGAAACAGATTTGGATTCAGAAAAGTAATGTCATAGAGGTTTAAAATGGTTGATACATTTGATTTTTATTACAAACGTGCTTATACCGCCAGCGTGGAATTCAATACCATAGTTGACGAAAAGTTTACAGGGAAAGAACAGCGCCGTGATGCATGGACAACTCCACGCAGGAAATGGGTTCTTGAATTTGAAAAGAACAAAGTGGACAGAGAAGCCCTTGTTAACTTCTTTATAAACCAGAAAGGTCGTAAAAAAGCCTTTAACTGGACTTGGGATACTGATAAAGGCGGAGATGGAAACACTTATCTTGTGAGGTTTGACACAGATGAGCTTAAATTGGACATTTTAGAACTCGGGTATTCACAATTTAGTATTACATTGGCACAGGTATTTGAATAATGTCAAAGAATTTAACAACTAATCAAAAGGCTGAAATAGCAAAACAGGAATTAAAAACAAGGATTCTTGTAACAATTGAACTTGATGATGGTACGCTAAGAATACTTGAAAATGATACTCTTCAGGTATTGAATATAGACGGAAATGATTATATCGCCGGAATGGTTGAACGGGGCGAAATTGAAACTTCAATGGGTGGAACCGTTGAGAAGGTAAATGTAAAAATTTCCAATATATGGCAGGAAATTTCAGGTTTAATCGCTAATGAAGGCGATACATTAACTAACCGCAAATGTAAAATCGAGGAAGTTATTTTTAATGGGGATCCGCAAACTTGGGAAGCAAATAAAAATTATTCCCCTATTTGGCAAACTTCTATTGATTATCAAGATGGCTACGTTAATGCGGTCACGCCAAACGCTTATTACTATGAATGTACAACACCGGGAACATCTGGTGCTTCGGAACCAACGTGGCCTACTACAGTAGGTGAAACCGTAACAGACGGAACAGTTACATGGACTTGCAAAAGTGACATATATGTAACTCCAACAACAAAAAACAGCTATATATATGAATATACAACTGCCGGTACTACGGGAGCCACCGAACAAACTTGGCCAACTACGATTGATCAAACAGTAAATGATGGTACAGTTGTCTGGACTTGTAAAAGTGCCATTCTTGATGATCCGATACTTTTGTTTGAAGGATTTATAAATAGCGTACAATTAACCGCTGTAACCTTTACTTTTGATGTTGAAAGAGTACTCGGCGGTTATTCAACACAAAGTCCAAACACAAGTTATGACGTAAACTGTCAGTGGAAATTCAAGGATGAAAGATGTCAGTATTCAGGTTTAGAGCAACCCTGTGATAAAACCTGGGGTACTTGTCATATAAAAGAGAGATTTGGCGGATATCCGTCCATTCCAAAAGAAATGGTGATTTCAGCGAAATAAATGAATATGCAGGAAAAAATAGAAAAACTTATAAATAAAGTAGGAACTTCGTATCAGATGTTTTACGAAGATGGAAACTATTTGGGATGTTTTTTCCCAGTATATGAAGTTTATCCACACCTGCCAAAGTTTCCTTTACCTGATACAGACTTAAAAAAGCCTAAAAACTTTGATTTTGGTATAGCAAGAATGCTGGAAAATATGGACGAAATCAAGGAAGAAAGTCTTCAGTTAGGTGATATTTTAGCGACAAGATATAACGATGAGCTACATGTGGCTTTATATCTTGGTAAAGGTAAATTTATCCATGTTTTTCGTGATCATACATTACAAATAAATAGTATAAATTTTTTCAAAAAGGATAGAGTAAGGTATTTTAGGGTGAAATAATGGCAGTAGTATCATCTATAATAGCAGCAGCAACAGCAATTGGGTCAGCAGTAGTGGCAGGAGCTACGGCAATTACAAATGCTGCACTTTTTACAGTAGGTTTTGTCGGAGGATTTGCGGTTTCGAATCTTGGTTTAAGCCTGATTGCATCTGGAATTACAACTGCAATAGCTGGAAAAGCTCAAGGCGGTAGAAGCTTAGGCATAGGTGCAATTTCTCAATCTTCTCCTACCTATTCTTTCGGTCCCCTCCAAACCCAAACAAGCAATCAACTTGTAAGGCCAATAATATATGGAAAAGTAAAATGTGCTGGTAACATAATTTGGCAGGATGTTGAAGGTGGAAGTACTATTAAAAGAATCATTTGTTTTGGCGATGGAGAGATTAATACAGCATTTGGAGAAAATGGTTTTTCAAACATAAGATTCAATGATGTTCCAGTTAGTGAATTACCAGGCTGTTCGTATACAGCATACCCTGGCAATGGAACACAAGATGTAGATACAAGAGTTCCAGGCTCAACAAATTTGGAAAGAGTTGCGGTTGTTGGTGGTCTTAAATATGATGCTTATCTTGCAATAACAGCTCAGGCTTCACAAAAAGTAAGTGGCAATTTCAACGTAACGGCAGAAATAGAAGGTAAAAAAATAAGGGTTTATTCAGATACAATAAACTATATAACAAAATATTCAAATAACCCTTCATGGTGTATTTTAGACTTCTTAACCGGATATAACGGCTGTGGAATTCCTTATAATGAAATTTATATACAAAGCTTTTTGGATGCAGCGGATTATTGTGATGAACTTATTGAATCAAGTTTATCAGGCAATGTAAGTACTACAGCAGGTAGTGATATTGTAACGGGAACAAGCACAAAATTTAAAACTGAAGCAAAAGTTGGAAATAAAATCACTATTGGCACTGAAACAAAAACTATAACTGAAATAACCAGCGACACATCATTAAAGACAGATGGTAACTTTACAACAACAAATACGAATGTAAGTGCAGTTGTAAAACAACCAAGATTTACTCTTAACATGATTCTTGATATCAAACAATCTCGACTTGACTGGTTAGAAGCCCTTTTGATTACTTGTAGGGGTTATATAACTTACCAAAATGGTAAAATTTCCTTAAAAATTGAGCAACAAGAAAATACTATGCAGGTATTTACGCCTGATAATATAATTACAGGTTCCGAAAGGTTCTGGACAACGCCAAGAGAAGAAAGATACGACATAGTTAAACTCCAGTTTATCGACCCTGATAACGAATATGTAAAAGTTTATGCGCAAGCAGAAGCTCCCGTATTCCAGAATGAGCAGCCTATTATTCAGGAAATCGAGGCCTACGGCGTAACTAATTTCAAACAAGCCTCAAGATTAGCATGGTTCTATTTAAATCAGGCAATTACCTGCAATAAATACATCAGCTTCCAGACAACTAAAGAAGGTCTGGACAGAACAGTCGGTGATGTAATTGAAGTAACATCCACTTTCCTTGGCTATGTTAGAAAAAAAATGCGTATAATCCACATGGCAGAAGCGCAAGAAGGACAGATTGAAATTATCTGCAAGGAATACAACGGCGTCCTGTCTGCGGCCATTGTTACAAATTTCCAAACTTCAAATACTAACCTTTACTTTGCGTCAAGGGATAAATCTCCAGATGCTAATAATATAAGAATTTCTTATAGTAATCCTGGTCCTGACAATCCAACAATTTCAGTAATGGTTGCAGGTACCGATATAACGGTAATTCTTGCTACTGACGTGAATGGAGATATAACCTCAACAGCAAGTGATGTCAAAACAGCAATAGAAAACGATCAAAGCGCTTATAACTTAATAGAAATAGTCGACCACGTTTATGATTCTGACGGATCAGGCATTGTAGAAGCAATGATTCCAACTAACCTAAAGGGAGGTTCATTAGGTCTTTATATAGATACTATTGGAAGTGTAGAGCCTGTTTTTGATGTAGTTAAACTTCCCAACCCGCTTGAAGCTCCACCTGCGACAACTTCTGTATCAGTAGTGGAAAATGGTTGGGAAAATAAAGATGGGGTGCATATTTCCAATATAGATGTTTCTTGGGAGGCAGTGGATAATTGTTACTTGTCACATTATTTAATTACATATTCTATCGATGCTGGTACGACTTGGAAAAATGCAGGTATCAGCTATGATACCGCTTTCAGGATTGAAAATGTTAAAACCGGCGATACTTACCTTGTAGGAGTCCAGGCGGTTAATACAAGACAATTGGTTTCTGATAGAAATGAAGCAGATTCTTTGACCATCGAAGGAAAGGATGCTCCTCCGCCTGATGTAACAGGATTTACTCTAACTATCGACCCTAGGGACAGAACAAAACTGTTATTAACGTGGAATAGAGTTTCAGGAATTCCTGATCTGCGAGGTTATGAAGTTCGTGAGGGATTAACTTGGGCTTCGGGAACTTCGATAAGTTCCTTATTGTACGACACAGAACGTGCAGAATATGAAATCACAGAAAAAAGAACTTACAGATTCTGGATTAAATCGGTAGATAATTCATATAATTACTCAGAAAATGCAGCGTATCAGGATACAGAGGCAACTATATATCCTGATAACATAAGTAATTTTAAATCATACCAAAATGGCGAATACGCTTTACTTACATGGGATAAAATACCTGGTGCTGACATAGCAGGCTATGAAATAAGACAGGGAAAAAACTGGCAATATGGAGCATTAATAGCAACAGGATTAACTAACAATAATTATTCCATACCTGTAACTCAGGAAAAAACATATTACTATACAATTAAAGCTATAAGCCGGGCAGGTAATTATTCAGAAACCCCATCATATACAAGTGTAACTATTTCAAACCTTCCGCCAAAGAATATAATTCAATCTTATGATGAAATTAATTTACAGTCAGGAACACATAATCAAACTATTTTTAATTCAAATCCGTATACATGGAATACACTTATAGGTTCATGGGATGATTATCCATCTACCAATTGGAACGCAATGGGTAGTGATGATGTTTTAGAGCTTTATTTAGATAAAATAAGCCTTGAGGATAATTCAGGTAGAATTTTATTAGAAACAGGAGATTCTCTTATTCAAGAAAATGGTAATTATGATTTAAGTGGCACCTATACTACTACAGAAAAAGATTTAAATCTTGATATTACAGCACGAATTACAGTTGATTTCTTTGCAAGTACATCTTTAGAAGATGAAACAGCAGGAGCAATCCTTCAATTTAGGATAAAAAGAAATGGTGGAAACTGGACAGATTGGAAAGATTTCCAACCTGTAACAGAAACTTTCCGATATGTTCAGTTTAGAGTAAACATTTCAACCTCAAATAGCTTAATTTTGCCAAAGGTAACACAGTTTGTAATCAATATTGACGTGCCCGATACAATTAAACGTGGAAGTAAGTCGGTTGCTGTTGGCGGAGATACTATTAATTACGTACATACATATTATTCAACCCCATACGTTGTGGCATCTGCAGTAGGAGCAGGGCTTAGAGCCGAAATTCAGACTACAGGAAGCTCAAGTTTTACTGTTAAGGTTCTTGATTCTTCGAATAATGATGTTGGTGGAAATATTAATTGGCAAGTAATAGGATATTAGGAGAATAAAAAAATGGCTGATAAAAAAATCACTCAATTAACAGAATTAACAGATGTCATTTATAGCGACATTGCATTGATTGTAGATGACCCGGCAGGCACTCCAGATAATAAAAAATGTACAGCACAAAACCTTGTCAAGGGTGGTGCTTCTCAAGGGGCAGTTTCAGAGTTAATAGATAGTACTTTGACGGCTTCAAAAGTTCTTGTTTCCGACGCAAATGGAAAAATAACTATAAGTAACACTCTCAAAGAAGTTGATTGGGGCGATATATCGGAAAAAATAGACAATTACACCTTGCAAAATTCCGACAACGGTAAAGTAATTACAGTTAATAAAACAACTGATGTAACTATAACTATTCCAGACACTTTAAGCGCTGAATTTTCCTGCACTGTAATTCAAATTGGGGTAGGTCAAGTGACATTCACAGGCTCAGGCTCAATGACTGTCAGGAATAGGCAATCTCATACAAAAACAGCAGGGCAGTATGGCGCAGCTTCTTTGTATGTATATGCTGCAAATAATGTGCTATTGCAGGGGGATACCGCTGCATGAGTTTTGTAATACCAAGTTTTCAAGGATTTGTTAAACCTCCAATTATATTAACCATTCAGGGGTATAGGGTTGATGATATTATTGCATTAGGACTAACCCCAACTAGGGCTTTTAGTTTTAGTTTATTAAAATCTACTTATAATGGGTTTTGTTGCAGAATAAGACGCAATTATGACAATGCACAGGTTGATGCGAGTTTTTATTTTGCTCCTCCAATGACCGAAGCCCAATTAGATATGCACTCAACTATAACTGTTGTTTCTGGTTCAACTAATGCTACAAAATTAGGACAATTTGTTGCAGCTTCTGGCTTTTTTGATGTTGATAGTATTGGCAGCACAACGAATGGCTATGTGGTAACTTGGTATGACCAAATGGGAATTGCCAATTTTTCAACTTCTACAGCAGCGGATCAGCCTCAAATAATTGTAAATAGTGCTTTTAATTTAACTAATGGCTATATAACTCCACTACAACCGAATGATTGGAGTATAGCAAATCCATTTGGAACCTCTATTGATGTGTCTATATGGCATAGAGGGGCTTATAATTATAATAATAGTCACGCCTTGATATGCGGCGCAATTAAGCATGAAGCACATTTTAATACGAATTATTTAAGATTTTATGCAGATGCTTCTAATTATCTTAATATTGCTTCAACTTATGTAGGCACTTTTCATTCATTTGCCCAATTAGTAAATGGTGCAGGTGGAACGCATGATGTTAATATAAGCGACACACTAGGTAATAATGCTACTTATTCAGGCTCAACTACGTTTGCAGGAAATTCAAGCGCATTTTGGCTAGGGTATTGGTGGAATACGCCCCAATATCATAATGAACTAATATTATTTGATGAAATAATTACACCAGTTTGTATTGATATATTAAGGAAGGGTATTTATGTTTCACAATTAATTTTAAATAATTTAACAAATACGGCTAAAAGTGTTTATTCTCTTAGAAGAATAAATGGGAATTATAAACATTATGTTGTAAGAATAAGAAGAGGTTATGATAATGCAATTGCAGATGTTGCTTTTGATACCAATGATGCCTTTTCATTAAACAGTAAGATAAAACTTGTTTCTGGTTCCACCAATGCTAAAAAACTTGGTGAATTTGTTGCAGCTTCAGGATATACAGATGTTGATAGTATTGGAAGTGGTGATTCTGCTTATGTTGTAATATTATATGACCAAAATTTATTTGCAGACTTGAAACAAACTATAGAAAGTAATCAACCAAGAATTATTAATTCAGGAGCTCTTGAGGTTAAAAATAGTAAACCATCCATATTTTTTGATAATAGCACTGATGCACAACTGGATACAGATACATTCAGCGCTAGAACACCGTCTAGTACAACAGTATATTCCGTTATGTCTATGGAATCTGGTATAGATAATTATGGACAGATTTATAACAGTGGTGCTAGCAGTGTAATCAAAGACTCTGGGCTTATGAAATGGCGGGCTTATAATGGAGATAATGAGTTTGCAGTAGCTCCAGCTACCCAATTAAGCTCGTATGGTGGTTTATACAGATTTGCTCATTATGTATTAACTTCTGCAAGTTGTGGATTCAATATATATGGCCCAGAAAGAAGTGAAACCAGATATTCTGGGTCTGATTCTGGAATTTCTTATACATCTAACCGTATTGGTGGAACTAGTGGAAAATTCTATTTATCAGAATTAATTGTTTTTGAAACAGATTTAACTGGAACCGCTGATGACATAGCATTGAAGAATGATACGGCTACTTATTACGGAATAACTATCTAGGAGAAGAAAATGTCAAAATTTTTATCAGGATTAACACAACAACAAGCAGAAACAATAAGTCGAGAGTTAATGCGAACTTCAACGGGTAATGCTATTGAATATTCAGGTACAGAATATTTATTATCTCGAATTAAACATGTTAATCGTGATGAGTGGGCTTTAATTATTCCAGAAAATGTAAGAATCCCTCTGATGAATTGCGAAAATATTGAAGCAAGTATTAATATCTTGCTTAATCTTTTTGATGCAGTACTTACAGAGCAAGAAAAGATTGACTTACCTGCTTTGGTAAGGTATAGGAAATCATTAAGCAAAAATGAGCAGGTTATTTATTTACATGAAATTGAGCCTATAGCGACAAAAGAAAGGCAAAAAACTCAAGAAGAAATGAAAATTGATGGATGGTTTGATATAATAAAGGAGGATGAATAATGGCATACGATGAAACAAAACCGGCTGGAACCGACCCTATAGGTTCAAGTGACGAATATATACGTGAAAACTTTCGTGCATTGAAAGAAGACAAAGAAGTCAATGCTGGCAAGCTTAAAGACTACGAGCCCGGCAACGCTGACGGAAACGTCGCAGTTAGCAACGGCACTGTTTGCACAAACCTGAACGCTGATAAACTAGACGGGCAGGACGGCTCTTATTACCAGAATGCTGATAATATAAACGCAGGAACACTAAATGTGTCTAGATTACCAAGTAATATAGACGCCGCAAAAATTGCTGACGGTTCTGTAAGCAACACGGAATTTCAGTACCTTAACGGAGTTACATCTGCAATACAAACTCAAATAAATAATATTGCATCTGTGCCAACAGGGGCAGTTTTCTGGTTTGCTGCAGCGACTACGCCAGCGGGCTACTTAGAATGTAATGGTGCAGTTATTTCAAGAACAACTTATTCTACGCTTTATTCAGCAATAGGAACAACCTTTGGCGTCGGAGATGGCTCAACTACATTTAACCTCCCTGACCTAAGAGGTGAATTTATTAGAGGATGGGATCATGGGAAGGAAATCGATCCTGGTCGTAGCTTTGGTTCAGCACAAGCAGACGTACTTAAGGCTCACACGCATACTCTTCCACACGCTGTTTTAGGAATGGATCAGGGGGCTTACAATTGGAATAGCTCTTGCGTAAGGTCTGGTTCTGGAGTTAGTGGGTCAGCTGGCGACAATGAAACTCGTCCTCGTAACGTGGCTTTATTACCGTGTATAAAATATTAAGGAGGTAAAAAATGAAAATATATAATTATCACCCCGACACTAAAGAATACCTTGGAGATAGTTTAGCTAACCCAAACCCATTAGAACCTGGTAATTACCTTATTCCTGCACATGCTACTCCAATACCACCAATTAATACCGGAAAAAACCAAGTTGCTGTTTTTGTGAATAATGAATGGGTTATCAAGTCAGATTTTAGAGGGAAAAAATATATAAAAGCTGGAACTTTTGAAGAGGTGACTATTAATGAAATAGGAATTGTGCCAGAAGGTGAGGCTACAACTCAAGAAATACAGGCTAAAAATCAGGAAGAACAAGAACAAAAAGGACAACAAAAAAAAGAAGCACAAAAAAAACAGCTTATTCAGCAAGGATTGCAGGCCTTTATGCCTGTAATAAAAGCAATTGTTAAAAATCCAGAGCTTTTGCAAGACGTAAAAGCAAAAGTCCCATCTGATAAACTGCAGCAGCTAGAGAAAGTAATAAATGAATTAGAAGCTTTGTAATCGTAATATGTTTGAACATAAAAACGAAATAAAAATCCTATCCATAGACGGAGGCGGAATAAGAGGATTTATCCCAGCTATTCTACTAGCTCGAATCGAACAGCAAAAGGGCGTAAGAATACACCAACTGTTCGACTTTTTCGCTGGAACATCAACAGGTGGAATCGTTTCCCTACTCCTAAACAGACCCGATCCGCTTACTGCCGAAGAAATTGTTAAGGTTTATAGCGATGATGGAGCCAATAGAATATTTAAGAAGGATATATTTACAGGGATGAATTATCTGTTCAGAGGCGAAAAATATAACCGAAAAGGAATAGAAAGCGTATTATCAGAAAATCTAGAAAATTATTGCCTTAAAGATGCACTTAAACCTGTTTTAATCCCTTCTTATGAGATGGAAAGCAGAAATGCAGTATTTTTCTGCAATTATGATGACAGGTACAAAGATATTTATATGAAAGACGTTGCAAGAGCAACATCTGCAGCCCCAACATATTTTGAACCGTATAAAATTCCAGGTAAGGGAACTTTTATTGACGGTGGTGTTGCGGTAAATAACCCTGCGATGTCAGCTTTTATTGAGGTTATTAAGATTTTAAGAAGAGAAAACATTGAACCTTTAAGTAAAAGGATAATAGTGGTTTCTCTTGGAACAGGTACTGCAACCTCTTCGCTTTGCTATGACGAAATTAAAAATTGGAATCCATTACAATGGGTGGCAGGCCCATTAATAGACACTTTTTTCAACGGGAATAGTCGAACAGTTGAGCATCAATTAAGAACATTATTACCAGCAGACTGTTACTACAGGTTCCAACTTATGCTCCCCGATGAAAAAGGAACGGATAAGCTTGATAATTCAGACGAGAAATCATTAAACAGGCTAAAAGACTTGACACAAAAATATATTGATCATGATTATGTTGATAATATGCCGATAGGCTGGTATTCGCAGATTAATACACTGTGCCAAGGATTGCAGGCGAATATGAATGTCGGTTGATATATTAATTAAATAAAACCTCACGCTCTTTCGAATCTTTTTATCACTAATTTATAAATGTTAAATATTCCTTTGAATAAACAAATTCACAAAATAATTAGACACCCTTACATCAAGAATATACTGAAAAATTTAGAATAATTTTCATGGCAAATACGTGACAAAAATTGTAAAAAAATCAAAAAACGTTAAAAACCTTCATAGTGTACTTAAATGAGACCAATTTTACGTATCAAAGAATTACTAATTATTATAATTTTTTTATAATCTTCTATCCTTATCATATACATCTTGATATTATTAATAATTACCGCTCCATAAAAAAAAATTTAAAAAGATAAAAAAACCTATAGATTATGCAAAAACTTTTAATCACATTATTATTCCTTTCATTTCCAGCGTGGAGTGAACCTCTTTCAATAACTGACTGGAATCAACCATTAAAAGAGAAAGAATATACTTCAAAAAATACACCAGCATTCTTAATTGTGAAGCTAAAACACCTGAGTATGTATATTACAACCTTATGCCAGAAGATTTTACTGGAGATATTCCGAGAAAAAATCATTGGCCTTCATCTGTTCCAGACGATATAAAAGCTATTTGTGGTTATAATTATGCAGTTAATAAAAATTACACATCTATAGGCTACTCTAGAGGGCATTTAGATCCTGCGGATAACTATGATTCAAATCTTGAATATATGAATGAAACATTTTCTTTTGCCAATGCTGCGCCTCAAAACCAGAGCTTTAATGGCGGTTTATGGATTTCTATTGAAAATATAGAAAGAAAACTAGCAGAAAAAAATAATGGCGTTACTGTTATAACAGGTATAATTCATAAAGGTAGTAAAGAAAAAATCAAGAATAATATAAGTGTTCCTGTTTACTTCTACAAGATTGTTTTATGAAAAGACGAGCAAGGAATCATTCAGCATATTGCTTGGCTAGTTGAAAATGATAAACCTCCGAAGGGGACAAAGCCCGATAATGTTAAGATTGATATTTATACAATTGAAAGTATTAGCGGATTAGATTTTATTGATTAGATTATGAATTTAGCGTTAAATTATTAAAGCGGTCCCCAAAAATTAGACAAAATTGATAGTTGAAATTCTGCTCAGTAGAATAAGAAAAAAGGAGCAGAAAATGAACAAGAGAAGAAATTATTCAGCAGCATTTAAGGCAAAAGTAGCACTGGAAGCAATAAAGGGAGAGCTGACGCTACCGGAATTGTCAGCAAAATATGACGTTCATCCAAACATAATCAGCAAATGGAAGCAGGAAGGGTTGAAGAACTTTCAGGGAGTGTTTGAGGGAAGAATAAAATCAGCAGAAAATCACGATAAAGCTGAAAAGGCAGAATTATACAAGAAAATCGGAGAGCTACAGGTACAACTTGATTTTTTAAAGTCAAAGTCCGGTCTTTAAAGGTCGAGAAGAGGCTGGACATGATAGAAAAAGAGCATAAATTAAGTATTTTAAAGCAATGCAATCTTCTTGGAATAAGCAGGTCAACGTATTACTACAAGCCAGAGGATGAAGATGCTTTCAATATGATGCTTGTAGGAGAAATATTTGAAAGATATTTAAAGCAGCCCTATCTTGGCTCAAGAGGAATGACCTACAGACTCCAAAGGGCTGGTTTTCGAATTAATCGTAAGAGAATAAAACGGTTAATGCAAAAAATGGGCTTAAAGGCAGTATTTACCAAGAAAAACACAAGCAAAAAGCATAGAGAACACAAAATTTATCCCTATCTTTTAAAAGATTTGAACATTAACAGGCCTAATCAGGTTTGGTGCACGGACATCACGTATATTCCAATGAAGCGAGGATTCATATACCTTGTTGCAATAATGGACTGGTATTCGAGAAAAATCCTTTCCTGGAGAGTATCAAATACGCTGGATGTTCATTTCTGCAAGGAGGCTTTGCTTGAAGCAATATCTCAATACGGCAGACCCGAGATATTTAACTCAGATCAAGGAAGCCAGTTTACAAGTCAGGAATTTACTTCCATTCTGATCGAGCAGGAAATTCAGATAAGTATGGACGGACAAGGCCGAGCCATTGATAACATAATGATAGAAAGGTTCTGGAAAACATTGAAGTACGAAGAAGTTTACCTGAAGGCTTATGATACTGTTAAAGATGCTGTATTCTGCATTGGGAAATACATCTGGGATTACAACTTTAACAGACCTCATAGTACGTTTAAGGGTAAAACTCCTGGTGAAATATATTTAAAAGAAAAATTTGTGGTAATTTAGTTATGCAGGATTTCAATAATATCAATTAACTTTTCTGTACGAATACTGGGGTCCAGTTAAAAGAGAATAACACTTAAATATCCTCTAAATAGAAGAGGTTTTTGTCTATAAAAAGATATAAGATATAAGTATAAAAAGTAAGTAAATTAAAAACCTTAAGTTCAGGAGAGAGTTTTAAGGGATCGTCTTCCAAGAAATACATTTCAGTTATTTTTAAAATAATCAGTATATCTGGATTTTTATAGTTCAGGTGTTCATTTCATATATTCAAATTTAATAACTTTGGGAGGTCGCAATTTGAGTTATGAATACAGAACCCTGGATACAGAATCTATC